GATTCAGGTTTTGGTTCAATACGCGCCAGTTCTTCATGGCCGTATTGTAAATGAATTATTTAAGGCGCTGCAAGTAAAGCGCCTGTAGGGCGCATACGGTGTCGTCTGGGTCACGGGCTTCGTACCATTCGCCCCTAGGCTGGAAGAAGCCCTGAAAGCGTTTCTGTCCCTCTGACAGCCGCCCACCCTTGGCCTTGACCTCTATCCAGCATATCCACGCCATGCCGTCGTGCATTGGCTTGACGGCCAACAGGTCAGGGATGTCGTGCCCTGCCGAGGCGTAGTCGATGACCTCGAAGTTGGCCTTACGGAGGGCTTCTACAATCTCGGTGTGGTTGTTGTCTCGACGTTTGGCGTAGCGCATACGCCGATTATGCCGGTTTGCACCTAGCCTTCAACTTCGTCACGCCCGGCTCGCCCCACAGTTCCCGCACCATGCCTCGAACGTGCGGGTCGCCGTATGCCTCAGTCGCATCGTCCAGCGAGCGCAGGATGTCGCCCACGTAGTTCTTCAACCAAGATGTGCGCTCTGCACGCTGCTGCCAGTCGCCTACGCCGATCCGAGCAAGGTACGCATCGGCTAACCGCAGTTTGCCAAACGGCGTGTGCTTGACGCTTTCCCAATACCGCACATTGGCTTGTGACGCCCACGATATGTCGGTGCTATTCGTAACTGGATTATTCATTGACTTTCAGCACGCATTGAATTTGATACAGGCGCAACGCAGGAATCTTGTCTTCCTTAAACCAGCGCAGCACAGCCTGCCGGGTTACGCCCAACGCCCGAGCAATCTCGCTCTGGGAGCCATAAATCTTCAGTAGTTGTTTCGGTGTCATAGATTGCACAGTAACAGGTGTTGACATGATCGTCAACGGGAGTATACTGCACTTCGGGGATTGGCCCCGATGGAGAAAGCAATGGAAGACGATTACCGCATCTTGGCCGAGCAGGAACGCGACCGACTCATGGAATTGCACTGCCGCGCCGAACACGCCGCCTTCAACGTCATCGAAGGCTTAAACGAACTCAACCGCATCGAAGCCGAAGGCGCTTTCAAACTGCACCAAGCGTTTGCCGAGTGCATTGCTGCGATTGACGCCGCATCCGCCAAACTGAGGAACCCGCAATGACTTGCGACGACATTATCCGCATGGCTAAAAATGAATATGGCATTTACGCCTTTACAGCCGAAAGCCTTGCACACTTCGTTGTCCTAGTTACCGCAGTTGAGCGTGAGGCGTGCGCTGAGTTGTGTGACGAATTAGTTGAGCGCAACAGGGCAGACGCTCATGTCGCATGGGTTTTTGGTAATTCACAGTGCGCCGACGCTATCCGCGCAAGAGGAGAACAAGCATGAAGGTCTACGAGAAGATTGCTGCTGTCACCGCCGAACTATCCAAGATCGGCATCAGCAAAGACAGCAAGAACCAGTCGCAGGGCTACGCTTTCCGTGGTATCGACGCCGTTTACGGTGCGCTCTCGCCGCTGCTGTCAAAGCACGGCCTGTGCATCCTGCCTCGCGTGACCGACCGACAGGTTATCGAGCGCCAGAACCGCCAAGGCACTGCGCTGTTTTACGTCACGCTGACCGTGGAGTTTGACTTTGTAGCCGCCGAAGACGGCAGCAAGCACACAGTCATCACCGTAGGCGAGGCGATGGACTCAGGCGACAAGGCCAGCAACAAGGCTATGTCTGCCGCCTACAAGTACGCCGCCTTTCAAGCGTTCTGCATCCCGACCGAGGGCGATAACGACGCCGACTCGCAGACGCATGAAGTCGCAGCAGCCACTACCGATCCTGCCGTTGAGGCGGCAGTACAACTAGCAGCCACTATCGAGGAGTTAAACGGAATATGGAAAAGCCTAAACGCAAGCGAGCGAAAGGTGCATCTAAGCCTGTTCAGCGAGAAGAAAAGCAAGTTGGCCTCAAATTGAAAGAGCAGAGGCTAGTGAAAGAAATACTGAGTGATGTTGAGTCATACATCGTGGCTTGGTCTTTGGGCAATACGATTGAAATGATGGAGCAGATGATTGAAGAGCGTGAGTCTGGCCTATGTCCTACTGGCTTCTTTGAGAAGAACAAGGCTAAGGACTTGCGTGTGATGAAAGACCACCGCGATGCCGCCAAGATCATTTTGAAATGGTATCAGGTGCCAAACACATGACTTATCCCATCATTGAATTACAGCGGTGGGAATATGACTTGGTAAACCTTGTCGGCGCTCGACGCTGCTCGGCAAGGTGGGATAGCCAAGACGCCCTGCACTACGACCCGAAGCGCATGGAAGACGACCGAACGGCGCAGGTGGCTGCGTGTGCAGCAGAGTTGGCCGTAGCCAAGTACACCAACCGCTATTGGCACGCACATGTGTGGGACGCCCGCGATCACCAACTCTACAAAGACTGGCCTGACGTTGGCAGGAACATCGAGGTTCGTCGCGTGCGAACCAGTAACACTGCCGCTGTGCGACAACACCAGATCGGTAAAGGCTTGGTGTTGTTCGTCGCCAAGCCCGTTATGCCAGAGATACGAGCCGTGGAGATTCTTGGCTGGTTGCCGCATGACTTGGCATGGGAGAAGGCGACACCTTCCGACTATTCAGAAACCACACGAGTTATTTCCCCTCAACACCTACGATTGGAAAAGTATCCGTGAAATTATGAAAACGTATACCAAAAGATCGCGTTACAACCCACGCATTACGTTTGAGCAGTACAAGGTGCTGCGCGAGCGTAGAGCCGATGCCAAGGCCAACAAGAAGCGCATCAACTACAAACCGTTGGCGCAGGAATGGGGAATGAACCCCATGCTTATGGCTTCTGCACTGCACCGTGGCATAAAACAATACGATTACCTGCTCTGGAAGCAAGGAGAGTTGCAATGATTAGTCATCTCGCCAAACGTCCGAGCGATGTAGATCGGCCATCAACAGATGACTCGGGCTACCGCCGACTGTGGTCTGCCGTGCTGTGGCAGGCGATTAAAGACGCAGACAACGCCGATGGCCGAGGCGCTGCATTTCACTGGATTTTTTCCCGTCGTGATGACGCCGGGTCGATGCGCTGGATTTGCGACATGCTCGACTTTGACTACAACAAGTTGCAGTCGTTGTGCATGACCCGTGATGGCCGTAAAAAAATCTTAGGGAGAGTGTGATGGAGCAGCGAACAACAGAATGGCACACCGCCCGTCTGGGCAAAGTGACTGCCTCGAAGGTGTCTGACGTAGTGGCACGCACGAAGAGTGGCTATGCCGCTACTCGCGCAAACTATATGGCGCAGTTGGTATGCGAACGCTTAACCGGCAAGCCGACTGAAGGGTTTAGCAGCGCCGCGATGGAGTGGGGCGTCGAGCAGGAAGGCGCAGCGCGTGACGCTTACAGCGCCAAGGTGGGCGAACTCGTCACTGAGGTGGGGTTTATCAATCACCCTGCAATCGAAATGGCAGGAGCCAGCCCTGACGGATTGGTGGGCGTGAATGGGTGCGTCGAGATCAAGTGCCCGTCTACGGCTACGCACATCGAGTACCTCTTTGAGCGTGACCCGCCGCAGAAATATTTTTATCAAATGCAATGGCAGATGGCCTGCACGGGTACGGACTGGTGCGATTGGGTCTCATACGATCCAAGGATGCCCGAGGAGTTACAACTGCTCGTGGTGCGTATCCCAAGGGATACAGACTGCATCACCCTCTTGGAGAAAGAGGTATTTGATTTTTTGGCTGAGTTGGATGCTAAAGTTTCTAAACTGAAGGAGATGACCCTGTGAACTATGACAATACTAATCGTGGCGTGCTGTTTCCGAACGACAAGAAGGGCAACGAAAAGCGCCCAGACTTTACTGGCGACCTAAACGTGGGCGGCACGGAGTACAAACTGTCTGCGTGGAAGAAGTCTTCAAAGGCTGGCAATAACTTTTTGTCCATTAGCGTCCAGTTGAAGGAAGGCCAGCAAAGGCCGCAGAAGCCTGCGCCTGCTGCGGGGTTGACCGAGGACAACTGGTCAAAGGCTGACCTTAACGATCCGTTGGGCTTCTAATGATTAGCGAAGAAAGAGCCGAGAAAGCGCTGCGGTATCTTGTCGATACAGACGAGCCGTGCGCGCTGGCGAAGGCTGAGATGGAGCGTGCCGAGTATGGCTGGAAGGCGACCCGTGAGGCCGTCTTCACACATGCCGAGGGTACGGTGGCGGAGCGGCAAGCGATTGCCGCGACCCACCACGCCACCAAAGAGGCGCATGAGCGATACTGTGCGGCTGTGGCGCTGTACTCCAAGATGGCGAACAAGCGCGAGACAGAGCGCATCGTCCTCGACACTTGGCGCACCATCTCGGCTAACCGACGAATGGGCAGTCCATAAAAAAAGCCCCACCGAAGTGGGGCTAAGGACTCTCTAGGAGAATTACACGGAGAATCAAGCAATGCTCCGTGAGAATAGCAGACCAGTGGGGTAATGCAATGGATGAATACGAAAGTCTCGCGGATGGTGATGTATCGCAGTTGGCACCGGCTGACTGGTTTAAACGATT